TGCTGCCCATAGTTATTACTACAATTAGTAATTAAGTAAGGTAGACCGTATGTATTATGCCAACATGTTACGAAGTGATCACTACATGCTTTGGTTGCTGAGTAAGGATTCCTTGGATCATACTTTGTCTTCTCAGAAAACAATACAGTATCATCATACTCTAAGGATCCATACACTTCATCCGTAGATATGTGATGGAACTTTTCAATCTCATGCTTAAGACTAGCATTCAATAGGTTGATAGTACCTATTACATTAGACTCTAAGAATGGTCTGTAATTTGATATAGAATTATCTACATGACTTTCAGCAGCAAAGTGCCATACCTTAGTTGGATTATACTTATCAAACAAGTAGTTGACATGCTGTTCATTGGTTATGTCACACCACTCAAAGGTATAGTGGTTAGGTATAAACTTTTCATCAGCAGCATAAGTCAGGTTATCTATTACAATAACTTCTTCATCAGTAACTTTCTTTAGGTAGTGTAGAAAATTACTACCTATAAACCCTGCACCACCAGTAACAAAGTAGGTCATTCCGTTCCATACTCATTAATCGTAGCGTATATATTATTTGGTTGGACTCTTCCATAGTCATCTTCCAGTCTTATAATGTCATCTTCCTTACATGTACCACGTTGTACTTCAATAATAAGTACACCCTTATCACCACCTGCTAGACGGTGTGTTTGTTCTATACCTATGTCAAAGGTATCACCTGGTTTACACTGTCTTTCAAGAGTACCTTGTGTAACAAGACCACTACCCTTTACCACAGTCCAATGCTCTGCACGTAGGTTATGATACTGTAATGATAGTCTTTGATTAGGTGCTACCCAAATCTTTTTGACTGCATAATTGTCACCTCTACAGATGGTTTTATACCACCCCCAAGGACGTTCACGTTTTATGGTCATACTGAAACTCCAGATGCTAACAGGTCATATTCAAGTTGATCCATGATTGTATTATAGTCACGGTCATCTTCATGGAAGTAAACATCCCGTTCTGTGTAGTATGTATAAACTTTCCTATACAAATCTGGATGCTCTATATCCAGATCTATTCTTCCTTCTACTGCACTGATTAATGGTTGAAATTCAGTTTTGAATTGGGAGTAGAATGATCCCCTAGTCATGTCATGTAATAGTTGTCATCAATATTGTAGCACTCATGGTATGTGTTGTCAAATTACCCACGTACTGTGCTTAGATAATTTAATACAAGTTCTCTTACTTCCATCAATTCATTAAAGCACTTTTGATTATGAGCACATGATCTCAAGTGATTGTCTGGTTTATGTACTGACTCTGTAAACAAATCTATTGCACGAATCCACTTTTCTTGCTGTGTTTCTTTGTCGGTCACTGGGTTTTGGTCGTTCATGGTAATTAGTATAAGGCAAAAAGAAAGGGGTGTCAAGCACCCCCTTTAGAATTATTCAATTTGTTTACGCTAGTCTTGCAACTATTGCTGCTTTACAGTCCTCCATTGCTACTGTTAGGTCAGCATTTGTGCCACAGTCATCAGCAAACTCACCACTTGCCGTACCTCTAGCACTAACGTTCCATCTCCATTCTGATGCTAGTGTGTCATAGAAGACACGGATTTTTAATCCTCGTGCTGTGTATGCCATGGGCTTGTTAGTTTATTTCCGTTAATTATTTAGGGGAAATTCACTTAGTGTTTTCTCATAGTCTGCCTCAAACGCTGCTAGTCCAGCATCAGTTAGTACATGCTTATACATTTTTTCAAATACACCTACAGGTATAGTACAAATGTTAGCACCATATTCAAATGCTCTACCTACATCCCTTACATTACGAATAGATGCACCTAGTATCCCACAGTCAAAGACATTTTGTTTAGCAAAGATGTTAGCAATGTCCTTTATTAAACACAAACCACCATAGGAATTATCATCAACACGTCCTACGAATGGAGAAATGTAGGTAGCACCTGCCTTTGCAGCAAGTATTGCTTGTGCTGGTGAGAATATTAAGGTAACATTAACTCTTACAATTTGTTTCGATAGTTCTTTACATGCAACTAAACCTTCAGGTGTGCATGGAACTTTGATAGTTGTTTGTTGTTTGCCAAACTTGTGAACTAACTTCTCACCTTCTGCTATCATTTCTATTGCGGTGGAACCAGTTACCTCCATAGAGATATCTTCTACACCAAACTCTATAAGTTCTTCATATACTTCATGTGGATGTCTATGAGATTTCATTATCAATGACGGATTAGTGGTTACCCCATCTATTAAACCTGTCTGATAATGCTGCTTAATCGTTGCTACGTCTGCCGTGTCAAGAAAAATTTTCATCATTAAATTAACTTCTACTAGAACTATTGTATCATATATAGACAGTTTTATAAAGTCTAAATACTCATAGGATAATGATACCCTCATAAATGAACAAGCTATTTTTGGCTTCCTTGTTATTATTCTCTTTGACACCTGCAGCCAAAGCAGATTTAACTCACAAACTGTCCTCTAGCATACAGCTCACTGTCAATGCTGCTGCGACTCAAGTAGAACGTATTGGTTCTTCCTATTCCATTAGTGGAAATGGTGTTGATACTACCTATGGTTCTGGTGACAGTGCTGTAACTAATGGTATTGGTTCTTATGCCATCACCTCTGGAGTAGCAACACCTGCTGCTACTGTAGTAACACAGGATGTTCCTGGTGCTTCATTCAGTTTTAGCCAGTCATTCACTGCTGGAGATGCCCTAGTAACAACTGCTGCTAGTGTTGGTGCAGTATCACCTTTGTCTAGCCAAGTATCAACTGCTGCTGGAACTGCTGGAAACCTTGCTGGTACTGTAACTTCTGCTGGTGCTGTTACCGTAACGGCTGGTGGAGCAGGTACAGTCGGAACGGGACAATTCGTATCTGAGCTCTCCGTGAACTAAGAAGTCTTATTATAATGGTAAGAGTTAGTGTTGTTACTACTGGACTATTCATTGCACTCATGCCTATGGGTGCAATCGCTGTCCCCGTGGTCCCAAACTTCACTCAGGGCTCGATGACCAGCCACACGGAAACAACAAGTACCGTGACGGAAACCATAAACTCTATTGACTATAATACAGGTTGGCAGTATAGTGTATCGGGTGTTAACGTAGAACATTCAGGTACAAGTATGTCACCTAACTCGACTACGACTACAAATACATTAGATGGGACTACTTCAACATGGACATCTTTAGATGCAGCGAACAAACCAGACTGGACAACAGTAAATCAAGGTCAAGCCTTTCAATTTACCGAGACGTATCAAGGTCCAGGGGTTTCAAATCAAACAATAATACAAAGACAAACAGAAATAACAAGTGTCACAGATACGCAAAGCATATTCTCACAGTAGTTGCGAGTCTTAGTATAACTTCACCAGTACTAGCAAACACAGATGTTGGTGGTGTAAGTGCAACTGCTAATCCTATAGCTAACTCTTCTGGCTCAGTCACCAACCAGGCAATACAAGTATTACAAGGTCCGTATATAACTAACACTTATGGTGGTGGAATACAGTGTCAAGGACCCACTGCTAACATAACTCCCTACATTACATCAAGTGAATCTCAACAGTGGCCCTATGAGGCTTACTATCAGGATCCTGTGTACGACATGTCTACTGATGACAATGGAGACTTAATAAATCCTGGCAGCATTTTATATCACATACCTACTAGGACAGGACAGAAGGACAATTATAGTTTAAGTGCAGGGTTCAGTGCTACTATATCAATGCCACTAGATAGAAAATTACAAAAGCAATGTAAGGAAGCAGCAGCAGTTCAAATATCATTACAAGAACAGGTTACTGCTAATAAAAGATTAGACTTTGAGATAGCAAGACTTAAAAATTGTGGTGAATTAATGAAAGCAAATATAAGATTCAAAGCAGGTACTAAGTATGCAAAAATATGTGAAGACGTTGAGGTTGTTGGTGTAACTAACCTACCTAACCATGTACATAAGATAAATTACACTGAAGTAAAGGTAGAACCTGAGAAAAAAGAAGAAGGTGGACAAGAAGCAGTTACTTCTGAAGTAACCTCTTCAGCTCCTTTTTCGCCCTACTCGATTCACGCTGACCCAACCGTCTTTGTTCAGTCGAAAGACGAGGAGTCTCCTTCCCAAGAACTTTCTTCTGAACAAGACCAACAATCTTCTTCACAGCAGGCTTCACAACTTTCAATAACAGATCCGCAATGGGTTTTGCAAAAAGGGCGGATGTCGCTGCAACAGTGGCAATCACCGCAGTAGTAGTAACAGTACCGACTTCAGGTAAATATTGCTGTGCAAAATTAGACTCATCATATAACACTACACACTTACCATTAACTAACTTGTGACCAATAACTATTTCCTCACCATTTTTGGTTAGGTCTCCTACTCTAGGTTGACCTGGTGCTGGACATGCTGTTGTCTCAGGTACTTTAGTGTCTAAATCTGTATTAGTATCTGGAGGTGGTGGATCAGTGCTAGT